AAGAGCAGCTCTTTGCGAAGTTCAAGTCTCGCTCCATACCCATCCAACAGTGGAGCAAGTACCTGATGACTCCCAAAGAGCTGGCTCTCCTTTTTCAGAAGCTGGAGAAATCAAATTCTGTTCTTCAAGACATCGCCAAGACTGACCTTGGTAAGTCCGGGGAACTCGCGAGAAAACAACTTGGAATCGAATGAGCAATTCAAATATCGACCGTGCGCGAGCATGGCTTCGCAACACCCCCGGTGCCATCAGCGGCCAGGGCGGTCATAACGCAACCTTCGCAGTAGCCACCGCTCTAGTGCATGGCTTCGAGCTATCGCGAGCATCTGCCGAAGATCTGCTCGCCGAATACAATGCGAAGTGCGTTCCGCCGTGGAAGACCAACGAATTGGCCCACAAGGTGAATCAGGCGATGAATGTAGCGCACGACAAGCCCAAGGGATGGCTTCTATCCGCACAGAGCGGAACGCCCGTATCAACGACCGGCAAGTTCATCGTTCAGAAGATCCAGTCTGTACCCGAGTCAGAATCCAAGCTGACCACAATCGACTTCCTGAAAGCCTGCTTCGAGCCGGACGAAGTTGTCTGCATCTGCAACGACATTATCTGCGACGAGGAGGGTAAGGGTAGGCCAGCGTCCAAGGGTACGTTCCTCAAGCGCGACGAATGGATTGAGAAGCATTTCACGCCGCCCATAAGTTCCATGTGGAACGGTCCTGACAGCCGTGGCGCGTATGTCCGAGTGAATCCATGTCTCGATGAAACCGGATCGGATTCCGGCGTATCAGCATTCCGCCATGTGCTGGTCGAGATGGACGAGAAGACGAAAGATGAGCAGTGGACGATCCTGAAGGATTCGAAGCTGCCGCTATCGGTCGTCATCGATTCCGGCGGTAAGAGTTTGCATGGATGGGTGCGCGTTGAGGCGGCGAACAAGGAGGAATGGGGCGAGCGTCGCGACGTTGTTTATCGCCATCTGGAAGCTCTTGGCATCGATCCAAAGAACAAGAACGCGAGCAGGTTCAGTCGATTGGCTGGTGTCATGCGCGATGGCAATGAGCAGAGGCTTGTCGCCATCAATGTGGGCGTCGTGAACTGGGATGCGTTCACGGACTATCTGGAGTCGCAGGATATGCCTCAGGAGTTCCCGCTCCAGAGCATCATCGATTACGATCCTGAGAATGACCCGGACAACCTGATCGGCGACAGATGGATTCGGCGCGGTTCATCGATGCTCTTTGTCGGCCAGAGCGGATGCGGCAAAAGCTCGATGGCGTTCTATCAAGGACTGAGGTGGGCCATAGGTTCGGATTGGTTCGGTTGTCAGCCGGTGCGACCACTCAAGGTGGCCTACGTCCAAGCTGAGAACGATATCGCCGATCAGCATGATGCTCTGAAAGGAGCCGCGCAGATGGTCTTCGGAAGCGATTGGAGGAACGGATTGCGCCGTGCGGACATGCTCTTCTTCCGCGAGGCAGTTCGAACCGGCGCGGAGTTCACAACCATGCTGCGTCGTCTCATTCGCAAGACGAAGGTGGATATCGTCTACATCGACCCTCTTCTCTCCTACATCGGCGGAAATCCATCGGACATCGAGGTCTGCGCGAACTTCACGCGACATCTGCTCCAGCCGATCATGATGGAGACAGGCGTCGTCATCGTGCTGGTTCATCACTTCCCTAAGCCCAAGGGTAAGGACGACAAGCCGGAGAGCGTGGCAGATATGGCCTACTCAGGATTCGGCTCGTCTGACCTAACCAACTGGGCGAGAGAGGTGATTGTGCTGAAGGAGGTTGGATTCAATCAGCCGCGACGCTTCATGCTTGGAATGGCGAAGCGCGGAGACAGGTCAGGATTGAAGGACAAGAACGGAAACAAAACCGGCTCCATCGTTATTCAACGAGGAGTCGGAACGATATCCTGGGACTACGCGCCGCCTGAGCAGTTCGTAGTCGATAAGGCGGCGGCTAAGAAGCCGTGGGGCGGACGACCTAGGCGTTAGCCTTCTCACGCTCAGCGCGGCGACGACCTTTGGCGGCTAATGACTGAAATTTTTCCTTGGAAAGTTTTTTGCGTCCAATCCATGCCGCAAGTGCGCGAGGCTCTCTCACACCCTTCTTCTCAAGCTCGCCGATGAGCTTTTCGTAACGTCCGCCACCACCAAGTTTCATCTTGTCCATATCAGTTAGAATGAGTTGTTACCGACGAAATCACCATGCTTTGCACGACCAATACTTGGGCGTCGTCTTATCCTTAGCATCCGAACAGTTATGCCGCGCACGGAAGTTCTTACGACGCTCAGGATTGTCGCGCTTAATCTCCATATTCGGATCGCCGAAGCGAACCTTGATGACGTTGCCGCTGTCGTTCTTAACGTAGACAGCACTTTTCTTCCGCTCTCCCGGCGTGTAGAAAGGCTTGTTGAGCGTCACCTTCTTGCCCTGGTAGCGATTACCTTTTTTGGAGAGGGAGGTTTTCATTAGTCGCGGCGACGAGATTGGCGGCGCATTTCTTGAAGCTGCTTCTCTTCAGACTGGCCTTCTTCCATCTGCATCATGGCTCGGTCAGTTTCAAGCTTCAGCATTCTCGACCAGTTTCGATTAAACAAGTCGATCTGCTCCTTGGAAAGCTGACTGATCGGTGTGGTGACAGTTTTGACGTAGGTTGGCGACTGAAGCATTCGGCCCACAGCGGATTCGCCGGAATCTCCAATAGCCTTCAAAACCATTCGACGACCAATAAATCCAACAAGGCCACCACCAATCGCACCTCCAGCAACACCAGCAGGCCCAAGTCCGCTGGCAATGTATGCACCAGCAGTAGCAAGCGTTGGGACAATAGATTTTGAGACAAGGCTATCAGCTTCCTTGGATGCAACAGCCAACTGATCTGCAATCGTGCTGATCTTGTCCACGCCTCCAGCACCGAACAGCTCGTTTACAAGCGCGTTGTACTCTCCCGGCTTTTCGCCACCAGCAATCAACGCCTTCATCTTGTTCGTGTCGATGGCCTTCTTTCCATCAACAAACGAGTCTTTGACGATACGACCGAGGACAATGTTCTGAGCATCAGCCAGAAGGTCTGGCCGACTTTCCTTGAGGATCTTTGTAAACTCTTCGGCCCTCTTGACCGGATAAACGCCGCCACCTTTGGACTTAAGGAAATCCACGATGTTTCCGGCAGGGATGTTTCCGTAGAGTTCACCACCCCTGATGGCAGAAGCAACAACCTGCTGGAAGTCCGTGGCAGCCTTAGACTGCTCCGTGACGTAATCGTTCAACTCCCTAAGCATTGTGTTTGCATCAGGGTTTGAGGCAATTTGCTTCAGAACATCATCATCAATGACGACGCCAGATTTGACCTTTGCCTTGATGTCGGAAAGGAGGCTGATAATTTCATTCTGAGCCTCAACATCCTCTCCGGGTTGCGCTAGAATCCCCTTAAATCCACGCTCTTCATTCTTCTTCTGAAAAGCAGCTCGACGCTTTTTTACATCGGCAATTTCATCTTCGTTTTGCTTTAAACGTTTTTCAGCTCCAGTAATGCCATTGGAGACGTCATCCTGAAGCAGCTTTGACTTTGAAGTCAGCTCTTCAAGACTCGATTTGAGCTTCTCCTCTTCCTTGAGGATCGAAGTGTATTTTGAGGCTACATCTTGAATCTGACCAAGGCTCGGGAAGAACTCGTTGGCCACTTCCTTAGACAACTTTCCTCCGCGAGCCGCTTTCGCCTCGGTGAGAGTGTTAAGAAACTCGACTGGATTCTTGCCGCGAATCTGATTGTAAATGTAGTCCGAAAGAGCTGGCTTCACATTGGTTTCCCAAGTGTCACCGGCCATATTTTTTAGAACAGCAAGCGTAGTTCCACCACGAGGGCCGATGATGGCCGACACTGATTCAGGCGCACCGCCACCTTCTCCAATGCTACGCAGAATTCTATCAACGTATGCCCCTTTGAAGCGGCTGATTCCTTCTGCGTACTTTCTGTTTTGCTCGGCAAGATCATCTCGAAGTTTAGGATTTGCATCGAACGCAGCAGTCATCTGCTCGTTGATCTTGTTGAGCTTTTCCCAGCTCTCAAAAAAGCCTTGTTGAACCGGAGCATTGAAATCAAACAGTCGGTAGATTTTAGAGCGGATCTTTCGCAGGTCTTCCAATGTCTTCTTTTCAAGAACTGGCTCCCCATCTTTGTCCACCTTTCCAAAATCAACCTCAACAGTTGTTGCTTTGAGGTCAGGTCTGATTTTTGCGAAACCCTCTTCTTGTTCAGCTTCAAATACGTCTCGGAGCTTGTTGCCTTGCTCTCCAACAATCGTTCCAGTCTCAAAAGCTGAAACAGGTTTTCCAGCGGCAAACCGATCATCAAAGCCTTGCTCGATTTTCTTTATCTGATCTTGAAACCCAGCAATCTGCCCTTCTATCCGGGTGCGATTGGCAACATCTTCAGCTCCAAGCTGCGCTCTCTGATTGCTCAAGCGAACAATCTCATCTTGAAGATCTTGAGATTCCACCTGAAGACGACGTTCTGCATTACGGGCAAAAGCAAGCGCACGGCGATTTCGCTCATCCTTAAAACCAGCAGTCTTCCTAATGGAATCATCGACCTTGCGAGTTGCCTGCTCAGTCAGTGCATCAGCTTGGCGCACAACCGACTCAACGACGGCTGGGTTTATGTCGGTTTTCCCAGAAATCCTTTCAAGCTCGCCAACGATGGCTTGGGTCAAATCATCGCCGGAAAGACCAGACCGACGACCTTGAATCACGGACTGCTCCAGAACCGACTGAACGGTATCCTGAAAGTTCTGAACATCCTGAGGAGACGACCCTGAGAATGCGGGATTGTAGAACGTGTCAGCAACCTGACGGGAAAGTGCAGGGTCGATGCCAGCAGCATTCCCAAGTTCCTGGCGAATCAGGTTTGCGCGGTCTTCCAGAAACTTTTGAGTGAACGGACGCTGCATTTCACCAGCAAAAGCAGCAGGAAACTTACTGACCGACGGTGCGCCAGAAACCGCTCTTCCAAATGCACCAGCACCTCGAACAGTCGTAGAAATAGCGGGAAACAAAACGCTCCCCATTGCGGTACGCAACGCCATTTCACCGCCGCTGACATCTTCACCAAGAGATTCAATCCCAGCTTGAGCAAGCGACGTCCTTCCGCCAACCACAGCCTCTTTTCTGAGCTGTGCGCCAAGAGTAGCTTGCTGGGGAACACCAGTCTCGCTAGTTAGCAAACGACGAACACCTGCTCCGGTTCCGGGTTTTGCGATTCCAAGAGTCGGAACTCCAGATGCAGCAATCTGAAACGGACGCATCTTCTCAGGCTCTAGCGTCTGAGCAAGAAGTTCAGATCCAAGGCTGATTGCCGCTTCTCCAGCAGCCATTTGACCACCAGGAATGAATGCTGCGGCTAGTGGCCCACCGTATCGAACCGTGTTGGCCGCAACCTTCCTCGCTCTTTTGCCTTCGTAATCTGCGAGGAACGACCGCTCCTTGTCGGTGAAATCCTCGTCGGACAGCGGCTCGTAATTGCCAGCCACAAACTTCTGGAATTTACGCGCGCTGTCAGGACCGAGGTAAAAGTCAGCCTGCTGAACAATCGGATCTTGAGACTGAAATCGCTGCGCGCCTTTAAGGTCTGATCCTTTTACAGCTTTTTGAACCGCTTCCATAGAGCCGATTGGCGGCTCTTCTGGGACAAAAGGCTTCGAAGGATCAAAACCGCTTGCAACCGAAGTTTTGGATTCCTCTACAACTTCAAAAGGCTGATTAGGATCGAATGGCATAATTATTGAGCAACCTCAACGTAGGTGTTGGTTGTTTCGTCCAGTTCGTAAATTTTCCCACCCTGCCTAACACGCTTTGGACCTTGAGCAGCGGTGGTGGCAGGTTGAGTTTGAGTATCAACACCCAAAACCTCATCCGCTCTACGTTCAAGTTCGTTGACGTAAGCTCCGTATTGCGGGTTGGAAGTGATTCCCTGCATCCTCAGCTTCTCAACGCGGTCTTTGATTGAGCGAGCGGTGATTTTTTTGAACGTGTCGATGCGGTTAGAGAAACCAACGTCTGTCGGTTTTCCGATTGAAGACGTAACTCGATCAACTTCAGTTTTGGTCAACGCCTTACCACCGCGTTTGAACAACGCGCCAGTTCGCATATTTTCGTAAAACTGATTTACGGTTTTCTCGGGCAGTGAACCGCCAAACACTTCACCAGCTTTCACCTTGATGTTGAATGCTGGACCGAAAATGTCCTGACTGAGATAAGGCTCAAGCGGCTTAATACCGTTAAGAACAGCCTCAGAAAACTCAAGTTCGTCCAGATCCAGCTTAGTCGGAGCGGGAAGTTTACCTCCAGACTCAGCTTTAGTTTTTGCAGTGTCGGCCTTTTGCTGTTCGATGTCTAGGCGAGTAGTTGTCGCGCCTTTGTCAAATTCAAACTTCTTTTCATCAAGCAAGGCTTTTTCAGTATCAAGAGCTTTCTTGAACTCAAACCTAGCGTTATCAAGGTCGAGCTTGGACGCCCCCTCTCTTGTCAGCCTATCAAGATTGGCGGCTGCGATTCTTAGCTTGTCTCTTGAAATATCAAGGTTCCCAAGAATTGAAGTAGTTTTAGCTTCAGTTTGACCAATCTTTGAAGAGCCTAATTTTTCATAATAGGCGTTCATTTTCTGAACGTCGATGTTAGGGCTTCCGTCTTGATTGAAGCCTATCCACGCCCCGGCATCGATTGCTTTGTTTATTGTCGATGCTCTTAGTGTGTTGGAAGTCGCTTCCGCCCTATCTCTAGCCTTCAGGAGTTCAGCGCGAGCAGAATACTTTTCAAGATTGTTCAGCATCCTGTCTGCCTCAATCCGGTACTGCTTTGATTTGAACGCTGGAACTACCGGGAATTTTGCGTCTGGTTTAGGGTTGTTCAGATAATCTGAAACTTGTTTCCCAAGAGTCGAGAACGCGTCAAATTCTTCAACTTGTGATTTTTGTTCACCAATCGCGTCGGCAAGCGATATGTCCCGAATCTTGTTCTGAAGCTCCAGTCCCTGCCGTTGAAGCACGGATTCCGCAGTCTGCTGCTGGAACTGCTCCATCATCCGCTTCTGCGTCTGCGCGCGGTCGAACAGCGATGCTCCGAGTTGAAATGCTTGAAGAGTTTCGTCGGCCATAGATTTTAACCCCAGTTAGAAGGATCGGTTGGTCCACCAATGTTTCCAGGCGGAATAGAATAAAGCTCAGCATCATTCTGGGGGTTGTACGAGCTTGGACGATAACCTCCAGTACCTTGCTGCATTAGGCCGCGCTGAGTGTAAGCACCGCCAGCGAATCCACCGGCAGAAGAAAGCGCACCTCCGATTGCAGCCATCGTAGGATCAGGCATTGCAGCCACCTGAGCGGCTTGCAAGTCGCGGTTGTACTGCTGCTGATTCTGTTGCGCCAGCGCATTGATACGCTGAGACGGCGTGATGAACATGCTGCTCACTGAGAACGGCTGAACCATGCCGAACGCTCGCTGCTGCTGGATAAAGTTCTGAGCTTGAGCAAGACCTTGATTCTGAAGCTGCATGGAAGTTAGACCTAAATCGCGAGCGGTTAGCGCACGGCCGAATCCAGATCCTGCACCGAATCCACCAGACAAAGCGCGTCCAGCAGTCGAACGCTGAACCTGAGCTGAAGCCTCAGGAGAAACTTGCCCACGCAAAGCCGCTCCTATGTTCTGACTCGCCTGCTGAATGAGCTGGTCATAGCCAGGAATCGCGCGACGAAGCTGCGACTCAAGCTGAGACTGCTCAGCGGCGGTCGTCTTCTGTGCCAGCTCGGTGGCAGGTTGAAGCGCAGCAATGTTCTGCTGAATCGCCTGCTTCTGCTCAGCCTCGAAATCAATTGGTTTGAACGCGGGAACCTTCGGTTTACTTCCTTTGCTCAGAAGTCCGCCAATAAGGCTTGATGCCCCCACGATTGCTGCACCACCTAGAATAGCTCCCATAAATCAAAAAACCTCCTTCACAAGACGGTTGCCGTTCTCAATCGAGAACACCTTTTCAGGTTCGTGACGCTGGATGTTCATGGTTACCAAACGCGCAGCTTTTTCCTCAGGAAATGCTCGCTCGTGATGGAAACAATGAACCCACACCCGACGCAAAGTATCCAACTTAAAAAGTTCTCCCTCACCGATTGTCATCACGCTGTTTGATGATGCCCAATCGTCCGCGTACTGCCTAAGCATCTGGACGGACGGGAGATGAACCTCGTAGCCGAATCGCTCGGTGCATTCTTTTGCCGACGCTTCAGCATCCTTCTTGACGTATACCTTGATGGAATCGTGAACGACAGCTTTCGGAAGATATCCATAGGTCGAGCAATCGGCGACGTACTTGTACTGCATCCGATACTTCTCAATCGACCGCTTCCAATCAGGGTCAGTCGCACCCTGCTCATGTAGGCCAAGGCAATCGGCTTCCAATGAGAAAAGGACCGACATAAATGCCGATCCGAATCGAGGCAGACCGCAAATCTGGAACAGTTTACCCTTCATTTTTTATGCACAAAGAAGTCCACGCGGCAGTTCTAGCCAAGATGAAGATGGCCGACTCAGAGTTGGGAATCATCCCCAGCTCACTGCAAATTACTGCGGTATAAAGAGCTGCATTCGGATGAACATCCTTTCCGGCCTCTTTCATCCACCCGTGAAGCTGTTCGATCCGAGCGTTAGCGTTAGGGAAGTCCGCAGCGATAATCTCACGCACACGGCTCCATGCCGGATCGATCCGATCCTTGAAGAACGAGTTTCCGAAACCTGGAATCTTCATTCCCGCCTCGATGGCCGACTTCAACGCTCGTTCGTCGAATCGTTCGTAAACGAATCGAGCAGGTCCAATCGGGCCGTGTGCATCGCCTAAAGTCAGGATTGCCGAAGCAATTCCATTCGTAAGCTGCGCGCTTCCAAAGAATGCGTTCACCGCAGCAACCGAACTCGCGTTTTGATTGTTGCGCGCCGCCATGTCATGCGCGTCAAAGACAGCCTGAAGAAGCTCCAATTTCTTTGGAGTGGCTTCTGCTAGACCGAAATCGATGTTGAGGTTCAGAACCATTGCGAGAATCCACCGCCATTTAATCCTACACCGACCATGCGTATCGTATGCACCGCATCTCCCAGATACTGCATCGTCTGCTCCTGCACAGCTTGAACCGCTTTAGCTTCGTAGGCCACTGCTTCCTGAATCAAATCGTTCTCCTCCTTGCGAATCGCCATGACCATCAGTTTGATGGCATCAGGACACGGAGGAATGAGGTAGTCATTGACGCTCGTCGCGTTGATATGGCGCATCTTCGCCATGACCGTCACCGGCTTATCCTCGTCGTTGTGGCAGCGGTCAGTCAGTAGACTGCGACGGTACTGCGGCAAAGTTTCATCAGGGTCGTAAACTGCCAGATCGAGTTCAGACAACGCAGTCGCATCATACTCGTACAAACGGCTCGCGGTGTTCGTCGCCTCGCGGATAACACCCGTAAGCTGCGTGAACTTCTTGGTCGATTGAACGTACGGCAAAGCGAGTGTCAGCTTCTCTCCGTCAATCCATGCGCCACTGGACTGCGTTCGAATCCACTGACCGTTCTGATCGACTCCTTGTAGGGTGATGGTCTTGCCGACATCCGAAGCGTCGCCAGGGTAGACTCGAATGTAGCTGTTAAGACCGCCAGACATGTCGCGGTAAGAGACGACAGTCCCACGGTCAACAAGCTGCTTACCGACGCAAGCGTCTCCTGAGTTGAGCAGTCCATAGCCGGTTTCCTGAAATTCAAACCATTGATTGCGAACCGTTCCGACTCCGCAGCAATCAGCTACAGCTTCGATGGTTTCAATCTGGCGCGGCCAAGTGATGCAACCGCCGACCGTATGAATCGTGAACCGCCCGTACGCTCCAGCCCACAGCCCTTTGTGTAGAAGCCTTCGACACGCTTGGTTGATGTAGTCGTAAACGCGCTGATCATCGACACATACGCCGATGACCCGAGCGATAGTCGAGCGGATGTCCTGAACGATCAGCTTCATTTGGTGTAGTAGACTCGGGCGGTTCGCTTGATGAAGTAAACACCGTAAAACGGCGGCAGGTTGTTATGAGCCGCTCCATCTCCAGTGGATGAAGTGGGGACATTAGCCGTGGTGCCGTACTGGACGCCATTAGCTCCACCATTATTTGCATCCGCAGTGACAAGCGGGAAGAAATTGTGAGTGTGAGCAGGCATCTCTTGCACACTCAGCGTGTGCTGATCCTCGCCGACAACAGCGGTCGAGGTGGCTGTGCCATTAACGTTGACGACTCCGCTCGCCGCAAAAGTTCCAGCACCGACCGGGAATCGAGCCTGAAAATTTGTATCAACCTCCCACATCGCCCCGCTGTAATTGGTTACAGGGTTTGATGTTCCATCGCCACCGTCGTATGAAAGCAGATCATTGGTAGTCCCAACGAAGATTCGACGCTCAAGACTGTTGATGGAAACCGGATTCTTCCGATTCCAATAGCCTCCGTTGAACACCCACCAGTTACCATCTTCATCCAACCACGGATAAACCTGATTGTTCAGCGCAGGCGTCGAAGATCCGAAGTTAAAGAACGAGTTTCCAATCGCGCTGTTGAACGTCGCCTGAGTGCCGCTGATGATATCGTTGGCCAAGTTCTGGTAATTCAGCGGACAATATCCAACCGGCAGACTCGGCGGAGTGAGCGTGATGAGCGTAAGGTTTGGCATAATCGTTAGGCTATTCCGATGTGTAGGTCAGCGGGTTGATATCGCAGACATCGAGCGGTGTGCAGGCAGGAAAGACCGTCCGGCACTCTCCAACACTCGACTCTTGGATGTCGTAAGCGTGAACTCGAAGACTCTTAACCCGACAGTACCCGATGATGTTTAGCATGACCTGAACCTCGTAAAGATTCCGAGCGGGAGTGCTGATCGTCGCATTACACGGCGCATCCGATGGAGTCGGAAAACGCATCTTAGGCCGATACTGCGGCTTGAAGTTCGTGAGCGGACAAA